GCAGGCAAAATACCCTGCATCAAAATACTATATTAAGGAATAATATGAAAACATTTAACACATTTGAACAAGTAGAAAATATGGGTGCTTGTGTAAAGAGACCCATTGTGGTACACGCTAAACAGATCGATGAAGAATTTCGAGTTAATACTCTAGAAGGAAATTACAAACAGGGCAAGCCGGGCGACTATCTAATGCAAGGCATCGACGGCGAGCTGTATATTTGTGATGGTCCGATCTTTGAACGAACATACGATTTTGTGTAATTACTAAAGGATTACTATGAACTCAGTTGATATGGCTAACAATTTAATATTTAGAGCAAAGAACTTGACTGAGTTCGTTGTTACCACAGAAGTTCCTGAAAACTTTAGACTGAATGGCGTAGTTCCTTTTGGTATACATATCGCCGAAGGAATACTCGAAGCCAAGGTCTGGGCCATAGATTTCAACGAGGCTGTGCATAGACTGAATGAGTTTCTGGAGACCTGCAAATGAAATGGTTCCTAGATTTTTTAGAAAGATTAGAACGTAAAAGAATCATAATGGATCGTGTAAACGATCAACCATATCTTGAAAGATATTACGTCTTTCTAAAAGATAGAGATTGGTTTCCTTTTAATGTGTTTATTCACAAGTTTCTTAAATCAGATCCAGATGATGTTCATGATCATCCTTGGCCATATGCAACACTAATACTTAAAGGCGGCTATTATGAATGGGTTCCTCAATTTGACCAGCAGGGTCGTAAATTTGGTGAGATATGTAAATGGCGAGGACCCGGCCATTTTCGTATATGTAGGGCTAACTCTTATCATCGTATTGAGCTTGATCCTAGCATAACAGCTTGGACCATGTTTATGCCCGGTCCGCAGAAACGCGAATGGGGTTTTTTAGTAAATAACAGGTGGATTCATAATGAAACATATCTATCTGAAAGGGCTAAAAATGCAAAAAGTTAATATGGGTGAAAAATGGCGTAGCAGTGACTTTGAAACTTTTCGGGTCATTTCTGTAGTTGATCTAGAAAATCAAACTTGGATACATTATATGCGGATCAGAGATAATCTTGAGTATTCGTGTCTAGAAGAAAGTTTTATACATAGATTTTCTCGAGATTTATCAAATGCACGTTATTAAGGTAACTTGGAATTCACAGACAGCGAATTGGTGGAATGAAAGTTGTGCCTTGATAATAGAATATTTTGGATTGCCGGGGCATAGATACACCACAGAAGTTTCTGTAGACTATATGAAATTCTTTTTTAAATCAGCAGAAGATAAACTTATGTGTTCAATACTACTCAGTGATAGACTATGATAAAATATCTAGTGGGATTTGCAATAGGATTTCTGTTGTGGGCAGCAATACTCAGTCTAACACCAATGCCTGAATATAGAGTATACGATTGCAGTATGGTCGAATGGCATCCTGATATTCCTCCAGAAGTTAAAAAACAATGTCGAGAACTCAAGCACCAACAATGGAAAAAAGAAAATGAAGGAAAAGTTCAAACAAACTTATATGAAGACTGCAAAGGTATTCGCGGAACTCAGTCACGCACGTAGATTGCACGTTGGTGCTATTGTGGTCAAGGATGACAGAATTATTTCAATTGGTTACAATGGTATGCCGGCAGGTTGGGATAATGATTGTGAGCACAAAGACTACATGAGTGGTGATGCAGGCGGCTGGCTGAGTCCCGAAGAGATTTATGAACAATGGCCATTTAAAGAAGAGGATATCGACCCCGATCTAGGATATGCTAGGAGATATGCCTTAAAAACTAAACCAGAAGTACTTCATGCTGAATCAAATGCTATTGCAAAACTGGCAAAGTCTAATGACAGTGGACTTGGGGCTGATATTTTTATTACTCATGCCCCGTGTATTGAATGCGCCAAACTTATATATCAGTCTGGCATAAATGGTGTCTACTATGGTGAAAACTATAGAGATGATTCAGGAATCGAGTTCCTTAAAAAATCAGGAGTTAACATTGAAAAATTGGACAATTGAACTACAAGACGATCCCGAAACAGGTGACTTGGTATTACCCTTTCCCAAAGATATGCTCGAAGAAGCAGGTTGGAAAGAAGGAGATGTGTTAGACTGGAAAGATAATCAAAATGGCTCTTGGTCTTTGACAAAAAGAGTGTATACTAGTAGTATGAATAATAAAGAAAAAGAAATTCTAGACATTACTCAAGAGGAATGTGCAGAAGTAATTGTTGCTATTAGCAAGATAAGTCGATTTGGTTTAGATAATGTCAAGCCAGGCAAGCCACTTACTAACAGACAACATCTAGCAGAAGAGCTAGGAGATTTACAGGCCATGATTGATCTTTGTATCGATCACAATCTAGTAGACAAAAAAGAAGTGCTGGTGGCGGCAGATAACAAAATTGCTAAATTAAAAAAATGGTCAAATATATTTAAAAGTGGGGCAGCAAATGAGCAAGATTAAAATAGCAGAATTATTTTATTCAATACAAGGTGAAGGACGCTATATGGGTGTCCCAAGTGTGTTCCTACGCACATTTGGTTGTAACTTTAAGTGTGCTGGATTTGGTATGCCACGTGGTGAAACTAGTCACGAAGCTACTGACATTGCGGCAACACACACTATGATTACGCCGTTTACAAAGTACGAAGACTTGCCATTAGTCAGCACAGGCTGTGACAGCTATGCCAGTTGGCATCCAGACTTTAAAGACCTGTCGCCAATGCTAACAAGCGAAGCAATTACAGATCGCATAATGGAGATTCTTCCACAGGATTACTGGGTCGACGAACATCTAGTTATCACCGGTGGCGAACCTTTGTTGGGTTGGCAACGTGCTTATCCAGATTTGTTGAACAATACCAAGATGCGTGACCTAAAAGAGATTACGTTTGAAACAAATGGTACTCAAAAACTTACACCAGAGTTTAAAGCATACTTGGCTAAATGGAATAGCGTAGTAGGCAGAGAAATTACATTTAGTGTAAGTGCTAAACTTCCAGCAAGTGGCGAAAAGTGGGAAGAAGCTATTTGTCCAGAAATTGTTTGTGAGTATGAGCAAGTAGGCACAGCTTATCTTAAATTTGTTGTTGCAACAGAACAAGACATTAAAGATGCAGAGTGTGCAGCAGGTGCATTTCGACACGCTGGATTTACAGGTCACGTGTATCTAATGCCAGTAGGCGGTGTTGAAAGTGTTTATACGCTCAACGCAAAGAATGTAGCACTGGCAGCAATGAAACGCGGATGGCGTTATAGTGATAGACTACAAGTGCCGCTATTTAAAAATGAGTGGGGTACATGATGCTAACAAAATTCTTTAAAAAAATAATGGGTATTGATAAACTAGAGCAACAACTTATCGATACCAAAACAGCTATTGAAGAAGCTACAAAACTAGCTGATCAAAAAACTGATGAGATTGCACTTGCAGAACAAAAGACAACCGTTGCCCTAGAACAAGAAGCATTAATAAAATTAGCGCCAAAAGATCGTGCAACCAAACTCAAAGAACCCTGGGTAGGTGTGCTTAATACACACATCAACAAAGATAACATACGTAATGGCTTTTTTGAACTTGACTGGAACGACCATTTTGTGTTAAAATTAAAACAAGAGGGATACGGTTTTGACGGAGACAAAGACGAAGAAATAGTAGATCGTTGGTTTCGTGAACTGTGTGCCAATGTGGTAGTGGATGGTGATTTTGGTGGCGCTGTGAACACAGGCGTCATTGATATTAATCAAGTTAGAAAAAAGAATTTATGACATATATTTTAGTTGATACTGCAAACACTTTCTTTCGTGCAAGACACGTTATCAACGGTGACGCTGATATCAAACTAGGCATGGCGTTTCATATTACCTTAAACAGTATTAAAAAGGCCTGGCAAGACTTTGGTGGTACTCATGTTGTGTTCTGCCTCGAAGGTAGAAGCTGGCGTAAAGATCATTACAAGCCGTATAAAGCGCAAAGGGCCGCTAGTCGTGCCGCTCACACAGAACGCGAAGCAGAAGAAGAGAAAGTGTTTTGGGAAGCATTTGATACATTCAAAGAGTTTGTAACAGAAAAAACTAACTGCACAGTCTTACAAAATTCGCGCCTAGAAGCAGATGATTTAATTGCTGGTTGGATACAGAGTCATCCAAACGATGATCACGTTATCATTTCGACCGATACAGACTTTGTACAATTGATTGCTCCTAATGTACGCCAATTCAATGGTGTTATGGAAACCACTATTACACACGAAGGTATTTTTGATGCAAAAGGTAAGAGAGTTATTGATAAAAAAACTCAAGAGCCAAAAGCCATCCCGGACCCCCAGTGGTTACTCTTTGAGAAGTGTATGCGAGGTGATACCTCAGACAATGTATTCTCTGCATATCCGGGAGTACGGGAAAAAGGCACAAAGAATAAGGTTGGTCTCCGTGAGGCCTACGGTGATAGAGACTCAAAAGGATATGCGTGGAACAATCTCATGTTGCAACGCTGGTCCGATCATGAAGGTAAAGAACATCGTGTGCTAGATGACTACGAACGCAATCGTATTTTGATCGATCTCTCTGCGCAGCCCGCTGAGATTAAAACTATCATTACAGAGACTATTACTACAGCAACAACTGCAAATAAAAATATCAGTCAAGTTGGAAT